AAAGTAAATCCTCTAATGTTTCTAATTTCTTGTTGATAATTACTTCCCCTTGCTTACCTAAATCTCTTGTCACTAACTCCTTAGCATATTCAACTTGATTCTTGTAAATATGTACATGAGACAAGTCAGCAGATAGTCTACCAAGCTTATACTTAAACATCTTACATAAACATAGTTGTAGTAGTCGATATTGCTGTACAGCAAAACTATAACCAAACACAGAATCCAAACTACGATTACGAAGCTTCATGTGTAAATAGTCACCAATCACCACTACTTGAAAGTTAAACCAGCAAGGAGTGAGAGGCATTGCATAATGTTCTGCCGGACTCCATAAATCAATCATCAACCTACGTGAATAAGGATCATGCTTCAAGTCGCCTAAGAGGTTTACGAGTTGGTCAGTACCTTCAATGTAGCAATCCCTTACAACTTCTGAACCAGTATTTCTAAATTGCTTACTATAAGCAGCGCCTAAATCCCCTTCAGGTAAATCAACCAGTCCACGTTTATCCAAGAATTCTCTTGAAGTATTGCCACGCCAGAACATTACACCCTTTTCTTCAAGCTTCTTTGTATCAGTTTCTCCACGTAAGAAGAACCAAAGTTCCTCGAAAGCCATTCGTAAAGCTGCTGGTTTAATTGTGGAGAAGCAAGCAAATGTATCTTCTGGGTAAACAATCTTAGCATCAAACATAGATAGTGTGCCAACACCTGTACGGTCTGTTTGTTCTTCCCCATACGTTAAGATGTCTTGAATTAACTCGATGTACCCTGATTCCCCTTGGTAGTCTTTATTCCATCTGTAATCTGTCATCAGTCCTCCAACCCTAACTTACCACCATATTCAACAGGAACAAACTTATCAAGCTCTACCCGCTCGAAGCCACAATATTTCATTACCTTGTTATCGCTCTTACGTTTTAAGCAGTAGTAATCAATACCATCCACTTCTGTAATACAAATGTACATGTTCAAAGGTACACCAAGTTGCAATGCTTGGGCTTTATGTTCCTCCAACCACTTCTCTGCAAGCTCTTTAGAGGGTGTATACTTCAAGCTATTGTTTACATCTACAGCTTTTTCTGCTGGCGCTACGAGGCAACCTAAACGCTCCAGTAGTGACTCTAACTGGTAATTGTAAACACGTAAGTCTAATGTATCATCTAACACACCTTCAACCCAACGTAGCTTTAAAGACTCACGCAGTTCATCAAGTTCTTCTTGTATCAAAGGAATAAGCTTATCCACTTCTTCAAAGAAATCTTCTTTTGTGTCTAGTGTGCGATAGTTGCCAGTACATTTTACAAATTGTTCTACAGCCTGTTTCATTTACCCTCCAACAACTTAGTAACTTTAGCATTAATCATAATTTGATTGCTAAGGAACTTCTCTTGATTTTTCAGGAAGATTTCTTGGTTAATCAATACAAGCTTAAGTTGACCAATAGCTCCACTCACTAAACCTAATGTACCCAACAATGTTGCTGTAATAGGATTACCAAGCAATGCTGTGATTGTAGCAATAATAAGCATACTCCAGAAGCAGAGGTTGAATCCTTTGTATTGTGTTTCTAAATCTATTTTATTGAGCATTACTTTTAAGCTCCTGTATTTTATCTGAAATTTCTACAGTCTTATTGAAGGACTGCATGTATGAATTGTAAAACTTCTCCATTTCAATCTTAGCTACCTTAAATTCAGCTTCCAACTTCTCAATCTGAATATCTTTATCAGACTTCTGAGGTTTAACTCGATACTCTCTGTGATTTGACCAAGTTGGATTTGGAGCAGGGTACCATTCACTACCACTAACTCTATACTCAATCTCAGCACCCTTAATCCATTCCGCGATAATAGCAGCATGTTTGTGTGGTGGGTTGGGGTATGAGGCGTTACTCACCTCTTGTTCTACAATAAGCTCTAACTCCTCCTCTTCACCACGTTTATCACCTTCCGTGGGAAGCCAGAAACATAATCTTTCACCTACATCCACAGCTTCAAAGAATGGACAATGAGTACCATCATCTTCCTGTAACTGGACAATAACTCCAGCTAAAGTGTTACCCTGCGTAACTAAAGTTTTGAACTTACTGTCTCTCGTATAACCAGCTTTCTCAAATGGTGTTTTAGTTTGTGTCATATCATTTCTCCTATTTAATAATCTCAATAAACAGCTTATCGCCTTCTGTTGTAATCTCTATCTCAACATCGTCCACTTTAGCATAAACATCAGGAGAAAGCAACATCTTATCTGTCTCTGTTATCAACATAGCAACAACCAACTCCTTGGTCATGTATGCAACAGAAGGACTATCTTCCACCATGTATTCCATCACTTCAGATAGCTTACCTTTGATAGAGGTTTTAGTCTTTTGTATTGTCACTAAACACTCCCTCGGATATGAGCAAGTCTACTTGCTTCTCTAAGTATTGTAAAGAGAAGTAGTTAGGAATAAATATATCCCATGTGTAATTCTCTTTACGGATAGTGCAAGAGCTTTCATTCTCAGGTTCGAGACGATTGTTATCCACCCAAATCAATGTATCAAATACATCATTCTGAATACAAGCATTGAGTTCATCTTTACAACGCATCCCAACATAAATGTCATTCTCAGCTAATAACTCTCTAGCTAGTTTAGACTTATCTGGTGTGTTGTAATCTGTAATTAACTGCTTCCATTCAGCCCTGTGTTGCATACGGTCATTGAAACACTCATCCAGAGTAGTGTAACCGTACTTCTTACTCAGTACAGGAAACACTGCCTTACTACAAACAAAATAAGAACTACTACAGAAAGAGTAGTTCAGTTTGTTGCAGATAAGTTCAGCTACCGTATCTTTGCCATTTCTGGCATACCCAAATATGCCTATTTTCTTTTTAGTCATGGTATCTCTCTTTTAAATAATCAAGACTAACAAACATAGGCAATGCTGCACCATCCTTAACTTCATGCAACATAGTAATGCCTCTGAAATGTGAGTTACCCTGAAAACCTTTATAGCTTTCATCAAAAGGGTAACAAGCTCCGTTAATAACCCCTATCTGTTGTTTACCGTCTAAAGTGTTCCGTATTGCAATATCTAATACCTGCTTATGACCAACTACAAAACTTCTACCTACTGTCTTTAATTGATTTAAAGCTGTACCAGCATAAGGCTTACCTGTCATCGGGTTCGCTAAGTAATGCACAAAGAATATACCCTCAATGTCTACAGGTTTTAAAAATGGATATACTTCCCAGCCCATCTCCACAAGCGGTAGTAACTCTGTGCCAACAAAACCATCCAACTCAGGGACATCATTCTTCAAACGATCAAAGCGATCCTCATGGTTGCCCATACAAAAGACCATACGAGGTGAATAACCATCTCGTAAAAACTCACGAGTTAAATACTTCATTCCTAAGTTACCAGCTTCAATATCAGCTTTTAGTCTACGACCTTCAAATGATTTCTTACCCTTGTCATAGCTAGATAAACTTGGGAAATCATAGTGATCCCCTATGTGTACCACCACATCTGGCTTCTTGTCATAGATATACTGACCAATCCAACTCATGTAATCAAGAGCTTCATCAGGTTTACATTGCGTATCAGCAATCACGAGGATCTTTTTAGGCTTACTTTCACCAACTTCTAACTTGTAATCTGTTCGGAATGAAGTCTCACGACCACGACTAATCTCATCCATTAACTCATCTTCGTAATCATCAAGATCATCACGAGCAAACCCAGCAAAGTAAGCATCAACATCTTCTTCATTGCGTTCCCACCAAGCCTCAGCCCACTTCTTATCACCACTAAAAAATTCTTGGGCGCTGCGAACACCAACCCCTAATGATCTAGCTGCTGCTGCAATACTCAGCCCATCTCCTCTAACCAACATAATTAACTTATTAATTAACTCGTCATTACCTTTTAATGTAGCTATTTTAGCTGTGCTCTTATTCAATGTTATCTCCAATTAGTTCCGCTTGCTTAAATAACTCCCCAACATCTTTCGTTGCCTGTTCTACTAACACTCCATAATCAAATCTCTCAAAGCTGCAACGAGATTCCACAAGATAACGCAACCTCCCCTGTACTGCAAGTTTAAGAATACTTTCAATTGCTTGTTCTTTACTGTTCAATATCTTCTCCATTATTTAGTAGTTTGTTACAATGGTTTGCAAAATCTTCAGGATTAGGGTGTCTCTCGATTTCAGCTAAGAAATATAACAAAGAGTGTGTTGAGTTGTATTCAAGCATTTGAGTTAATAGCTCTCTGACACTAATATCTACGGTTAAGTTCATTTAAACAGCTCCTGTCTAATCTGTACCTTACGTTGCTCCTCATTACCCATAGGTTGAATACCTTTAGATAATAACCAATCTTTCTGACCTTTAGCTTTAGAATCTACAATCTTAGTAAACTCCTGTTCAAGTAAGCCTTGTTTCCAACCTTCGGGTGTTCTCCAGTCTAATTCAAGTTGCTCACATCGAGTTTTAGTCTTGTGGTCTGGGATACATAATATCTGGAGATCATCAAAAGTTACATCAAGAATACTTGAGGCGTATTGCTGTGCTTGACTCCATTCAGTAAACGGAACCTCCCCTTTAATGTGGTCGGCATTAACATCAGGTAATCCAAAGTATTTACCACAAATACTACATTTATACTTCCACTTCCTTCTGGTGGTAGGGTCGGTGTCTTGCTCCCTGCTTTTGAGAAGAAAGGCCAGTTTAGTTGGTGTGTACAACCACTTATCCCTTACCGCATCTCTCATAAGACCTTTAGCTAAGTTATCATCCATCGGTCTTTTAGGACTACCGTCTGGGTTCAACTTCTTTAGGAACCCTTCTAACTTCTTCTGTACTTTGTCTATTTCTAACTTACTTGGGGTAGCCAATTAATTTTCCTCATACTCTTTGCGCCACCACTTAAAAGTCGGGAATCGGGGCACACCTTTGGCCGATAACTCTTGGAATTTAAATGTCACCAACTTCCCAAGATATTGGCCTTTGTTTTCCCATATCTCTTTACGTTGAGCATCATTGAATCCACTACCAACTCCAAACTCAATATCCCTCCACTTAACAATCAAACTACCAAGGGTGTTAGCACCAACCATTCCTTCTTTCTTACTAGACCGTTTAGCATAACCACGTTCATCACGTTCTTTGACGTTAGTATTGGTCATCTTCTCCTCAAAGCCTATTACAACAGCTTCATCATCGAAGAACTTCTTAAGCTTCAGCAGAGCTTGTGACTTAAGTGTATGCCGACCTTGTTTATAAAGACTATCAGGGTCACGTAACATTGCACCCTCGTACCCAGCCTCAATGATCTCAGACAGTGTGTTATTACAAATCTCAGCGTCATTACACACTTCATTATCAATTAACGCTACTCTGGGAAGGTTTAACCCGAGAATCTCAGAAGTTATAATGTCGAGCCTGTGCATGTATTTTTCGGTAGAGTCCCAATAGTCATAAACGACATAGTAGAAATCAGGCTCACCTTCAATACGCATAACTCCAGACTGTACATCATTGAAGTCCCCCTTAATCATTAGCTCTCCATGGAACCCATGCAAACTGTTATCCTTGAAGTACTGCTGGATAAACTTGTTTGGAATAGGCTTCATTGTACGAGACATTGCCACCCCGTTTACAGCCAAGCAACAGATCCCATCGAGTTTTGCTTGCAGTATCTTGGGGTATGTTACCTCTGTAAAAATATCTGGAATCTCACTCGACGCCAGTTGGGGCTTTTTTAACACTACCATTCTTACTCTCCTATTACACTGAACATGTTGGTTAACCTTTCAGCAACCCTGCTATCGGGCTGAGTGCATGCTAGGATCTTTGCCAACTCACTTTTACGTTTACGCCAAGCTAAATGGGCGGCATTCTCGGAATCAAAATACCCTAAGTGTTCTGGAGCCTTTATGAAAGGGTTGCTACACCTAGCCCTGAATCTACCACCACGCAAATCAACACCTATTTTATACAAACCTGCCCTACTCCTACAATCGAGCAGAAAACAGTTCGTAAGCCTATCCACGAATACGCAAGTGTCTGGTGAGTAGATGAACCCGTTACCCAATAGATCCTTATCCAGCTCTTTACCTTGCCAGTCTTGTGTCTCCATCCAAGCCTTAAAATTTGAAAAGGTTAACCACTGCTCACAAACATTCGTTCTGGAGTACGTGGGACTGGCGACTAAAGCTTTTTCATTGTAACACCGCGTCAACATATTAGACCAAGTTGTAAAATAAGGACATCTCAATCTTGCGCCAGCGAGTCTCACATCTACTTGATAATCTGCATCATTTATACCAACTTTACAGATTAGCTTTTTAGGGCGTCTGACCCTCGGGATAATTGGGAACTCAATCACAGCTAAAATCCTCTGAAATAGCTTGTGTGATAGTACAGCTTAAACACCAACCAAGCCTTAAACTGTTCATACTTAGATGGCACAGCATTGCCTGCACTGGCGTAAGTGATAGTACGTGAATCTACGTCAATAGCTTTACTCACTGGAGCTGGAAGATTAATCTCTTCTTTCAACCGTACCACATGTTGGTGACTATCAACCAACTGTTGTTTCAAACTTTCCACTTCCTTCTGTAAGGAAGCTATTGTGGGCTTTGTAGCTCGTGTAGTCTTAGGGGTTACTGTGGTATTCCCTTGAGCCTTATCGCTCTGTAAAGACTCTGTAGGAGCCTTCTTGGTGTTGCGTTTGGTATTACTCATAGCTTATCCCCATCTTGGTTAGTACTTCTGAGAGAACAACTTCACTCTCACCTTTAATCTTACGCATTCTAGCCATAGTGAAACATTCCTGCATCACATACATCCAGTCGATATTAAGTTCATCCCCCCTCCAACCTATAATCTTCTTTGGTTCTGGGTAAAGAAGTTTGAAACCTTCGACTAACTTGGTTAGAGCTTCTTTGTCATTAGCTGAACCTACTAAATGTTGGTAAGCAGACTTCTCTGCCCAACTTATATCTGAGAAGCAGTTAGCCTTAAAATTATCGACAGAGTCTCCACTGAGGGTTTGTTGATAGAGCCACATTCTCCCAAATCCCCTAACAGATGTTTCAGTCTTTCCCTTAGAGTTTATCTTTTCTTCCAACCAAAGCTTACCAAAACAATCGCAATCAATAATACCCTCTTGTGGTTTGTTTACGTTGAAGAATCTGTTTGGTTGACCATAATAGTCTTTATCTTCACCAATCGCCACATTGTTTGGTTGTCTGTAGCACTCTTGAGTTACACGTTCATCTGTCTCTTCGTAAGTAACAACTTCACACTTCAGACGATGTTCTAAGTAGTCAGTAACAGCATCTATGTGGATTGGTTTAGGTGCTGGTCTATCTTTGTACTTCAAAAGCGTACTACGGGCAAGACGAAAACTATCACCCTTACCAATGAACCCTTTATGTTTCTTAGTGTCGATACAGTTGTGCATACCCTCATACATCAATTTAGTTGTATGGAGAACATTCTGAATTGGTTCTGGAACTACAACATCCTCAATAGTAAACTCAGAGGGAAGTATTGGACTGTCTCTGTCTTTGTTGTAGTCAGCTAACCAACCACCAGCTTTCTTAGCGTAATGGCCGTAGAAGTCTGTTCGTGTATTAAATGTTTCATTAATACCTAGTGTTGGGTGTGTAACAACTATTGAATTTTTCTGTCCAGCAAATGCCGCTCCATACTTAATCATGTCGGCATCAATGATAGCTGTAAGTTTACTCATCTCCACCTTCCATTGTATTGATATTATTTACTGCACAACTTAGCACTTGTGAGTAGACATCTCTAATATTTAAGTCTGCCATGATAGCCATAGCTGTTTTGTTGTCCAATTGATCTGCCAAATACTCGTAGAAGTAATCCCAAGCATGATCCAAAGTTTCAGTGACTAAACTATAAGGGAAATAACTTTTCTTATTACTCATACCTTCTCCCAAACCACGTAACTAAATGTCCTAAACAACCACCGTAAGTTTTGCTTAATACGTTTCTCAATCTCTGGAGTGATGTCTTCATATGTCAATGTATATTGCTCACAAGGCATCTCAATACCAAAGAACATTACTTTACTTTGGTATCTATTCAATCAATTCACCCTTCATATTAAATTTTCTACCTGTTGGTACAAGCTCGTACTCAACTACATGATTATCTTTAGGATTCCAACCACTGGGTGTGTGGTTTACTGCTAATCCTAACTTAGTGTATATCTTACTCACACCTTCATGTACTGGATTGTGCCCATAGAAGTAATGTCCTCTGTATACTAATTGATTACTCATAATCTTCCTCCTAAAGTTTTACCGCTCGGTATAAAACTACTTAAACTTACTTTAATCTAAGCAATTTATACCGAACGGTAAAATTAATTACTCTACCCTATTAGTCAACACTTTCACATCATCTACAGACGACTGTAACTTAGCTGCTTCTGTCTCAGCTTTAAATAAGTCATATTTAGTTTTGATAAGT